CGGGGAAGGACCTCACCTTGGTAAGGACGACGGTTAATACCGTCGTCTTTCCGCGTGTTGACGTTTTCAGGGTCATCACAGGTTAAAAAGGTCCCACCCGGGTTTCGCGCATACCCACCGAGAAAGCAAAGTTCCCAGCCATACGGATTGTAATCCTTATAGCCGAGGTTCTTTGCATCCACGGGCCCAACAGGGACCGGTTGGATAGTCGATAACGGTTTAAGAAACTTAAACCGATGCCAAAAATCCGTCCCGTAAGTCTTAGGAGCATGAACACGCGGAACTTTAAAGCCACTATCATCAGCCCAACTAAACGGCACAGGTAAAAATCGTGCCAATTTAGCCAGGTAAATGAGAGTACGCCCTAAAGGGATCCGGTGCTCAGCACTCCACCGACTCAGTCGATTGAAGGACGAGTATACGTCTTGAGGAGTCTCTAAGGACTCAACGAAAACCGGTCGTACGTTAGTACAGCCGAAATAGTCGAATCCGCAAGACTCGCGGAACGAGCCAGTGTTAAACGACTTGCTTTCGTTTACGGTAAAACCTAGACGTCGCAGAAATTGGTTAACGGTATCAAAACAATCCTTACGGACTATGATATCATCACCAAAAACTGCAGCATTTCGATTATCACCATCAAAGCGGGCTGAAAGACCCTTACTTTGATACACGGCACGAACCGCACACGCGAAGATGACCGTCTCAAGGGGAAAGGTAAAACCATTCCCCATAGTTGAGATCATCCGCAGTTCCTTTTCTTGCCCGTTTGGGAAACGGGTAGTTTCGGAACGGAAAAGCCGCAACCACTTGAAGAAAGTGGGTGGGCAAGCCCATTCACACAAGGAAACAGCGATACTGTCACTCGCAGAGGAGAGATCCGTGGTCCCGAAGGACCCGGTTTCCGCTCCAATACGGGCCATCTTTCGATTGATATCAGGCTGAGACGCTAAGTCTATTCCTAGACTACGTTTACACCTGTACTCAATGAAAGAACCAGTAGCCTTTTGCATCAACATGTTGATTAGAGGCTCTGTACAGCAGGTTCGCGATATCTCCGAATTTTTCTTCACGGTGAAAAGCGTGTTACCGCTTACCATTTGAGGCTCAAAAGTCTTGGACCAGTGCTCGAAAGCACTAACCCACGTCTCTGATTCACAAATGGCCGCCCGAAAAAGGGCGAGGACGTAAGCCGAGGTATGCGAGTGGTTACTATCAAACATCTTCGTATAGAAGTTGCGAGAGTTCGCCAAACGACTAGCACCTGGGCCGGCTGCAAAATGATCCCGAATAAATTCAAGATCAAGATTGCGCCCGTCTATCTCCCAATCTAATACTTTCCACATTTCATCTTTAAATAATGAAAGGAGGTAAGCAGTAGATTCGTCGTCGCCAGGATTAGGCAAATCGAAGTGCAAAGAAGTATTCAAATCCTCAAATTTCTTGAGGGTCTTCAAAACCGCTTCAGCACTTTGACCTTTCGGAGCATACTTTTTAAGTACCCCCGTAAGCAACAATCCAGCCGCTACATTCTGGTGAGTCCAACCTTCAGCATCAGCTTGCGCTGGGCTAAAGGACGTCTCATCGAACGTAGACGGTAGGTAAGAAGACAAATCTGCTTTTAGACATTTGACCATCGCGTGACTACGCATAGGAGTGCCCAATCGTGAAGTTTCTGATATCGATCGAGATAACGGCCGTTAGGCCGCCATCAACAATTCGTCCAATCCGAGAGGAAAGACGAAAGACACAGCTCCGGATCCATGACTGGATCCGAGTGTTTCTTGACCTTGTGGGTCACAAAACACCTTGAATAACTGTGTCCCCGATACCAGAAGTGGCTTGCGCGATTGAGCCAAAGTGCATAGAAAGCGCAGCACGGACATTGGCCGAATCGGCCAAGTCTGCCCCAGCCGGAACTTCGATCACGGAAGTGATCAGCATGTTCTGAATCGGCTGGGCCGCGAGCGGCGTCACACCCTTGCGAGTGATCACCTTGTAGACGTTCCGAGGCACCCGGGCAATCAAACCCGTTACCGGGTTCGGTTTTCCGAGTGCTTGGTACGACTTCGGGCGAAACATCGCAGTGGTAAACGGCGAGGAAACAGACGAAGCAGTAACGCCCGTCTGAGTCCCGCCCAAGGCGGTGACAGCGTACTGACGCGCGGTAGCATCCGGACTCGTGTCCAGTGCAACCGTGTAGGTCGGCGACGTCAAACCAGTCTGAGCGGCCCCTGTTACCGGGGTAGTAAGAGTGAAAGACATTAAAGTCTCCAGATTTAAGGGTTAAAACCTAAAAGGTCTTGAGAATCCGTCTTTCGTTCGATTTTAACAAAGCAAGGATATTTGCGGCGTGCATGTCTGCTCCTGGGAAGGAGAATTCAAGCACTGGCATACCAAGCTTAGCCGAAGAAGAACGAGCAACAGTAGAGTGCGAAATAAATACACCGCCTGGGGCTAAATCCCCGATCCAATAGCGACTACTCGTATTAAGAGGATATGGAGCAATGACGCCGGCCCGAGAGTTTTCAAACCTCTCAGTACGAACGACAAACTTCAATCCCGCTTGCGACGAGCAGCCAGCATTGATTAAATCACCAAGATTAGTGAAATAATCAGCTAGGAAAGAGTAGGGTATGAGTTCGTACACAGAGGGAATAAATGATTCTGGGTTAAAACCCAGTGCATTAATAACCCCCTGAGCACTGCCATACCCCGCTGTGGCGGTACCATCAACGCGACCTTTATATCTAACTGACTGCGTGGTCCTATCGATATAGCTAAATTTAGCTGCACCGGTATTGCCAAGCGACAGAAAAGATTCAGAGTCGCGTGAGGCTACTGAAAAACCGCTCCCTGAAATAGTTGAGGACTTAACCCCATACTTCTGTTTCAGAACGGCTTCGACAAGGCTTTTGGTATCGCTAATCAAAGGCCGAATGCCGAATGCAGTCTCAAGCCACGCGTTCGCAGCGGTAGTTAGGAAAGAATTCCTATTACCGCGCGACCGCTTCTCTTTAAACCGAGCAAGACTATTCGAAGACCGAAGGTCTTTTAGGTAGCTTGTTACGGCATCATCCACACCTTTAAACGGGTGTTTGAGAAGATGAAGAGTCTCTTTCAGCTCTCCAAGGAAAACAACCCCTTGGAACTGCGACTGAACTGCGTTCAGTTGAGCATAAGCGCGAGAGAGTGCTTGATTGTCAGCGGATACTAGTGACGTACCGGGAAGCGTTCCTGGGAGCGTGACATTCTCAATAGAGGTGCCACGAACTCTTTCGGAATACTCTCGATTATCACTAGGAATCGCATGAAACCCTCCAGAATACTGAAAAGGTTCCATGCGAGCTATCTTGTTATCAGTGCCAGTCATCGGACTAGTAGCATCACCACCGCTTTTGATGGTAGCGCGCCACTTAGGATTATTAACACCTGAGCGAGTAGAGGTATAGCTTCTATACCCGCGAGATGCAACTGAAGTATTTTGCGTAACGATGCCATTATCGACCATATGCTGGTCGGTCCATAGCTCATACGAAAAAATCTTCTCAACCGATTTCGTGACCATAACAAGACTTTCGTCGGTGACAAGCCGACAGTTAGAACGGTTACTACCCACCGTCCAAAAGGTAGCGGATCACACCTACCCATGCAGCACAATGTCTCTAGTCAAAAGACTGGAGGTTGACTCGATCGCCACTTGTGGTGTAAATCGAGGTACTTATCCTGACAATCTCTCGATTGTTCAGTAAAGTACTGACAGGGTCCTCTCTTACGAGAGGTGGTG